TTGTCTTGGAGATCATCAGCCGCAACCCATCCGTCAGTCATCGCGTGTCACCAAGTTGTAAGCGGCAATTCCAAAGTCAAGACCCAAAGCAACGACAAAGACGGCATCACCAAACGGAAGCGGACCGTCGGCTAGGATCAAAGGTGCAGCCATTCGAGAAAATCGTGTTCCTTTTTTGGCAACATCGAAGACATCTAAAGCAAAATCAATGGCTTCCGGTAAGTCGTTTTTCCCTTTCAACTTTTTCAGTTGGTCTCTGTCATTTTTTGATAGTTGACTTGCTTTGTCAAGCGCGCTCAGGGTTTCACCATACAATGTTGCAGCGCGACCATCGACCCAAGTTTCACGGTAACCTTCCAGCGTGAACATCAATTGTTCGGAATAATTGTCACCGGGAAGTAGCATGATGGATCACCATCACGACTTCATCAAGATGTTAGAGTAATATGTGGCGGTTTCTGTCGCCGTCAACGGTCGTTGGGTTCCGACGATGTTGTATTGTAGGGCTGGAATGTTGACCTCAAGTTGCATTGCCAAATCAATCAATTCGCCGGCAGGGACATCAGCAATGGGAACAGTGGCCCCGCCCGTGATGTTCTGCACTGTTCGATTTGATGGGTAAATTGACCATGCGCGTACAACAGTTATGCCTGGGCCTACTAGAAGGTCAGGATAGCCTCCGATGGTCCTACTTGACATACGGAAGTTACCTACTAGCCGAGACGGGACTTGGGAAGGATTACCACCTTGGCCAGCAAAAGTCCCTATCTGGTCGGGGCTAGTGAAGTTTTGAGATGGATCCTGCACATATTGACGGACTTCACGGTATAGGACCTCAAAGGGCAAACCTCCTTGACTGTCATTACCTGTTAGGTCTTTCAATGGAACAAAACCTGCCTTTGATGCGTTTTTGACATTGAAAGGTGAAAGTCCCGCTAGGTCGCCGGGCTTCTCCAAATCGTAATCGCCCAACAAGATTAGGAAGGTTTCCTCGATGTTACCGGGGGGAACATTGTAGGATAGGCCGGGATAAGGCAACTCGTATTGGCGTTGAACATTGATGACAACATCGTCCATACAGGCTTTTGCTTCGAGGAGGTCCCTGAGGTCCACATAATCGTATGTCATAAAATGAATTCCCGCTGCATCTAAGGGGCTTCCTGCCTGTTGAATGTAGAATTGGTCATTATGACGCTTGACACCTTGATACGATCCGGTGGTTTCGTTGAATACTACTGTGGGGGTTAGGGGCACATCTTGACCCGAAAGGAGTTGTCCCGTCGAATAGGCAACGGCCCCAAATTGGCCCTGAATCATACGAGGAACGCCCATCACTTTCGCCTCCGACTATGTGCGCGCCATTCTCTGCCTATGCGTTGCATTACAACAGTAGAGTCTAACTTACGGTTTTTGCCTCGACCCTTATACGCTCCACGCAAACCGGTCTTATTGCGTTTTACATAATTGAACGCACGCTTCACATACGCGGTGTATGCTTCACGAGGTTTGGGTTTTGGAAATGCCAAGAAAACCGCCTCAGTTGGAGAGGGAATTGGTCAAAGCGAGGCTCATGTAATCCGCAGCAGAGAGTTTTGCAATCTTTCCGGTAATGCGGAGGTATAGGTCCACATCGGCAGCACTAGTAAGACGGTCAGCACGAATCTGCAACTGGCCACCGGGGATGTATCGAATCTCTTTGACATCGCCTAGTGAAAGGGATTCTTCGAAGGCTGATGTTAGCATGTCTTGGAAGGTCAAGTAGATCGAGTCGTATGAGGCGTGGGAGATGAATCCGGTTGAAAGGTCCTCAAGTGCTACTTGAGCAACGAAGAGGGATGCCTCAGGAGCCGCAGTGCTAGGGTCGATGCCAACACTGATGGATTCAACACCGAATGCTTCCATCTCAGCGACATTGACGAAAGTATTGAGGTCAATAGTTTTGACAGCACCGGTATTGGTTGCGGTAATAGTTTCAAACACTTCAAAGTCACGAGTTTTAGCAGAGGCCATGACCTATGATGATAGTATAGGGTGTATAAATATTAGTGAAGCCTACAATCAGTGCCGGCCGTTGCACATAGGATAGGAATAGCACGCAGTGCGCCATTCCTAGGATCGTTCGTATTCTCACCCCAACCGTTATGAATGATTGAGCCGTGGGCTGTATCATGGACGCCAAAGAATTCGACCGAATTGCTGATTTGCTCATGCAAATTCGCATGAAATACAGCCAAATAACATGCAAAGACACCAACGATCAGGACACCTTGACTTATCTGATTTATTCTCTTGACCATTTGTTGAAGATGAACGACATTGTAGCAGAAAAAAACGCAAAGGGGTGGCTCTGATGACCAACATCATTCGGAAGTGTGTTCGATGTGGTGAAGTAATTTACCGATTCAAGAAGGGCAACAGGCCTAGTGACCTTGTGTTGGGTTGTGAAATTGGACTCCACATGATCGTATGCGACCCAAAAGGATTTGATGAGCACCTTAGGAGGCACTTCTGATGAGATTTAGAGACATAGCGCGTACCTACCAAGTCAAATGCGGGGTCTGTGGGTTTGTTGGAGTCGTCAAATGGTCATCCGGCAAGCACGGAAACAACCCGCCAACCGTTTGGTTGTGCAAGGATCACCAAGGAGAGTGGATTTGATGTTGAAAAACCTTGATTCTGAGGCCCGTGCCAAGGTTTTGATTTACTTGGAAGATTATTACCCCGACGAATTTCAAGAAATTCTTGATTTAATGGCAAGGGAGGAAGAAGAATGAGCAAGTGTAATTCATGGCTTTGCCACCTTTACACTTCTCCATGCGACATCTGTGATAAGGAGGAAGAAGAATGAGTCGCCGTCGAACAGGAACACAGTATGTTCCAATCACCATTTCCGTTCCGGCGACCATGTTGAACCTAGTCGAGATGAAACTCAAGCCCAAAGAATCGCGTTCTGCGTGGATTGCTTTGGCAATTGAAGCGCGTTTGAACGATGCCGACGCCCTTGAGAACGCAAGCGTGTTTGATTTGCTTGGATGGTTACACTTTCACGGCGTGATCAACCAGCAAATGAGGACCATGCTGCAAAATCAACACGATTCTAAAGCATCAACTGATGAATGTTGAGTCCGAGGACGCCGGCGACCGCTATCCCGAGACTCTTCAGCACGCGAAGCATTGCTTTCAACTCCACCAACGCTTCTTCGAGCATGATGACGCGTTGTTCAAGATTGTCCAAGCGTTTGTCTTGGAGATCATCAGCCGCAACCCATCCGTCAGTCATCGCGTGTCACCAAGTTGTAAGCGGCAATTCCAAAGTCAAGACCCAAAGCAACGACAAA